AAGAGACAACTCTAAAAAAGGCCCAGACCTGTCTTGGTTCAGCCCAGCATACGAAGTTGGTAGAATCTTGATGAGAGAAAAAGAAGAAAGGAATAAGAAGCGTGGAAATTAAATTCAAGAAATTGAAAAAAGACCAATGGATAGCCTACATAGGCTTTATGGCAAATTCGTTTATGCCAATTCATTGCGAGATTGGTGACATAAACATAATCTATCACAATATAAAGGCGAGGCTCGATGTCCTGTTGCAAAGATAAGTTGCTTTTGTTTTTGGAGATAAGAGAAGACCAGAAGAAAGACGATACATTGCTGGAAGCAGCAAAGAAGGTATTGATTGAACAAGTCGAATACACAGAAAATCAGGCAATGCTTGCCATAGATTTTGCAAAGAGGGCTGGTAAGTGTCTAATCTTTGAGGGTAGTGCAGCCGAGGTGGGCAGTATTACTGCCCATTTGGCAAACTATATGATTGGCGCAAGTATTGAAAACAAATCTTTAAAATGATACTACTAAAAGTAATTTTCCAGATACTCGTTATGTATCAAATGACGCAGATAATAAGCGAGTCCAAGTTGACAAAGCCGTTGAGGGATTATCTTTTAAGCAGGAGCAGGACAAGCAAGGTGGCATGGTTCTTTTATGAGCTGTCGTCGTGCTTCTTATGCACCTCTGTTTGGGTTGGTTTTCTGCTTACCTTGCCGCTGTTCGACCTTGCAGCATATATGGGCTACACAACAATGTCTTGGTTTTGGAACGGGCTGTTTTTTTCGTGCCTGACGTGGTACTTGCACCTTTTGGAAAATAGGATAACATCATAATATGCCACGATGGAAGAGAGCAGCATATCACTTAACAGAGGCGGAGATACGATATGCTATGAAGAACTCCACCTCTAACAACCAAGCCGCAGCGTTTTTGCACATCACGGCGGCGGCGTATAAGAAGTACGCCGAGTTGTATTACGACCACGCTTCGGGCAAAAGCCTTTACGAATTACACAAGAACAAGGCCGGTAAGAAAATACAAAAAATGAAGCATGTACGCCACATTGCAACAATGGACGACATACTCGCTGGCAAACATCCCGGATACAGCATAAGAAAGTTGAAAGAGAGGTTAATTGACGAAGCAATATTTGAGGATAAGTGCATGATATGCGGGTTCTGCGAACAACGCATCACGGACTACAAATCTCCAACAAACCTCGTGTTCAAAGACTCCAACCCAAGAAACCACCTTAAAGAGAATCTTGAAATTGTGTGCTACAATTGCTTCTTCCTGTATTACGGGGATTTAAGTACAAAATCGTTCTTGAGGAAAGCTCCCAAGGACATAGCGGAGATAAAACCTGATAATGGAAACAGAATCGAAGACAGGGACGACTTTGCCGAGTTTAGATGACTTGTTTAAGTCACTTGGAGAGTGCGACTACCTGATGTTAAAAACAAGCGCATACCTCGAATCTTTGAAAGAAGAGAGGGCCATATTACTAAACCTACTCAACGATTACCACAATGGACAACAAGACGACACTGAAAGTGTGGGTGACAAAAAGTGACTTCTCAAGAATACAAGAAGGCACATACCCAAATAAAGTAGAAACGACAATGCCAGAAAACGTTCTGGAATTTGTTGAAATGACAGTAAGCATGAAAACTCTAACAGAATGGGCATTAAAACACAAGAACCCCGTCAAGCCAAATAAGAATTTGCTATTTGGTTGATATTTAAGTGTTTGGGATTTTAATTTTGTTAACGATGTGTTAATTACCAAAAATATTGGTAGTAAATTGGTTTAGGTGTTCTATTTACTTTGAGTTTTAACAGAATCTTAACGACAGGATTGGCATGGTAATATTATTTTTTTTGTTGATACTACTGCTTGTCTTTGTTGGGAAGCCTGTAAAGACCAAGTAATATATAATCCATAATCCAAATCAGACGCTTTATGAACAAAACCGCTATCCTGAGCAAGGCTGGGCGCTTGTCCCTTGTGCTTTGCGCACTATTCCTGTTCGTCAACGCGAACATCGTCCCTAAGATTAAGTACACGCCGTATCAAATACTCGTTTGGGAGATAAAAGCCAACGAGGGCTATAGGTCATGGTGGTATCCAGACGGATACAACCGAGGTCGCAGAGCCTATTCAATAGGATTCGGGTGGAACGACCTTGGAAACAGAAGAAGGGGTGAAATTTCCAAGTACACAGAAGACCAAAAGGTTACTTTTGATGAAGCGCTGGAGATAACCCTGAAAGAGATTCAAAAGTACGGTCAACTGCACAAAGACCCATATAAGAATCTCGCCTTACAATTATACTCTTATAACTGCGGCCCTACAAACACAGGCGCAAGCCTTGGACATTGCTGTAACGCAAGTAAGGGATGCGGCTCGAATAACGCAAATGTCAGAAAGCAACACAACTCTCGAAGAAAATTTGAACTCGCACTTTGGAATCACGATATGGCGGGCATAGCTGCAAGGACAGAGAGCAACAGAGAGAAGGTGCAGACCCTACTCCAAATTCTAAAATCCAGAGGCGAACTATGAAAGCACATGCCCCAAAAAAGTCGAGTAGCGGGATAATGAAGTGGATGGATAAGTACAGGTATATTGTACTATTTGTTGTGGTTATTGTCCCCTTTGCTGCATCCGTCTCCTTCTACAAGATAATGGATAAGACTGTTAAGAAGAGGAAGGAGAGGATAGAGTTCCTTGTAGTACATTACACAGCAAACCTAAATCCCGGAGCGGATGCAAGGATGAACGCCACATATCTCAGAAACAAGAGGGAAGCGGGCACACACTATTGTATTGATGACAAGGAAATTGTACAATGTACGGACGAGGGTAACGTTGCTTATGCGGTCGGAGATAAGAAATGGCTTGGTTTCATACCAAAGCCGTGGCTGCTAAACAAAATAAGGAACAACAACTCGCTCTCGTTCGAGATGTGTCTGGGGGGTGGGAGAAA